CCAGCGTCTCCTGCTCCGGCTTCCGCATCATCTGCATCTGTAGCGTCGGCCTTAGTATTAGCATTAGTCTTAGCAGTCTTTTTGGGGATGAATCTCAAATCGCGAGGCTTATTCGTCATCTTTTTCTCAGCATATTTTTTCTTAAATCCTATTAACTCTGGGCGATTTGCATTTTTTAAATCAATATCTTCATTAAAGCTATCATCCAGCTTTTTCAAGCAACAGCCATTTAAAAACTTGTGTATCTTTACATAATTTACATCGGGCATATATATCAAAGATTGTATATATTGCTCCCTACATAAGCTGAGTTCCTTCCCGCATTCCTTATTTTTATATAAGCCATATAATTTATCTCTTTCTATTTTTCCCTTCTGCTCCTTCTTTTTCTCCCGACATATATCATCTTTCTTTTTCATTCTCTCCAGATTTTCCGAATAATATTTCTCAATCACTTTGTAAGTATTTTTAAACATATTATCGGTTTCTATCAAAAACTCATTATTACTATTATTTATCAAATAATCCGTGGCAACCTCTATGATATATGACATAACACCGCGATCCTCTTTTTTATTAAGAGGCGAACCGCAGTTATCCCAATAACTCAAGAAATTACCATTCAAATAATCAACATCTATGAATATCGTATCATTCAATATCTTATCTTGTAAGTTTATTATACAATACGCCAGGGCATTTAAAAACATATCATTAAACTCCTCGCACCATATTTTATTATAAGATACTATAACATTATCTACATTATCATCAATATCCGAAAAAGGTTTATCTCTATTATTTATTAATGCTAATATAGATTTGGGCGATAATTTATCCAAATAATTAAGCATCTCTTCGCTTATTTCCAAGTCATTATCTTGAAACGCCTTAATATACATATCGCGTCTCTTTGATATACTGCGATTATACTTGAACAGCTCGCTACATAATGCATCATAATCAAACTCAATATTAGCCGATTTACCAATATTATTCAGGATATTCAACATATTCTCCAAACTATCTACAAATCCCACCTCATTCTTATAAATAATATTTGTTATATATTTCTCTATATCATGGCGACTTAACTCATTATATCCAGTTATATATCCAATATCTTCGGCGTCGGCGTCGCCAGCTCCATTACCCACATCATCAGTAGCTTCCTGAGTCTCAAACTCTATCATAGGTATTCCCTCATTCTTATCGTGATAGTGGCTATCTTTTATTTCTTTGTGTTCTCGGTATGATATTAAATATTGCTTGCCGTCCTTATCATAGTCAAATATGTGATTTCGCGAATATTCATTCTCTTTTCTGGCGATTTCGTACTTCTTTACAATAATCTCCTTCTTTTCGTGCGTCTTCAAGATGTCATCAATAGATTGTATAGCCTCCAAGATATTGCTATTTTTCAAAGAACGCGTTATAATATCTAATATCTCTAAGATAACTGCGTTATCATCGGTGTTTCCAATACCCATAGTTCTTATAGTGTCAATTATAGCATAGGTCTCCAAATCCTTCAATGGCTTTATTTTGTCAGTCATTATATTATTCTCGCGATAGTCTTCCAAACTCATCTTATTTTTATCCAAAAAGTCTATTACTTTTTCTGTAATGTTCAATAGCTGGATGCTAGTATTCAATTTATCAAAGAATATTAACTTCTTATTTATAATATCCGGCTTCTTAATTTTAACAGGTCTTGATACATTCTTTCGCTCCTTATATTGTTCCATAACATCCGCGAGATAATCGCATAAAATGCCAAAATCCTCCTTATTAATAAAATCCAAGGATTTACCAAACTTATTCAAGACATTCTCTATGTTATAATAATCAAGCTCAAAGCTATCTTTGAGATACTCTATGATATTGCTGATATCCGGTCTGACACCTTTTATTAAATCGCTGACATTTTCGCAATTTTCCGAAGATACATAATTGATATTCATATTCATATTCATATTTTTCGTTGTCGTTAAATGCGATGTTATCTTAGTGTATAGGTAATCATTTATAACAGTCTTTGGTATTTTGTAATAAGCAGATATTATAGGGATATTCACATCATCTGCTGGGAATACTGGGTAATATATAGGAAATCCCTTGTCTCGTGGTTCTATTGTGATATTTATCTTGGCTTCAGGCTTAAATCGCAGTTTCTCAGAATCTTTATTGTATTTAATGCAAAAAAAATATTTTTCTTTTGCTATATCGTGATTTATAACAGTCTTCTTTTTCAAATTATTAAAATTGGCAACTTCGGTCTTATCCGCCATATCCGCGCTATAATCATTCTTTTCGGCTTCGGCATCAAACACATAATTATCATAATTTTTCAATTTCCCGCGATTGCCATCTATATCATTTATTATATCGTAAAAAAGATTCGTTATATTATTGGCCTTCTTCTTATTCGCAAACAATTCAAATAAACTGCTCTTTATTTCCTCACGGGACAACGCTATAAATGAAGGATTGTCTTTAATAATATCATCTAAACTCATTATTTCTAGATATTCTATGTCCTCCAATTCTTCTTCCTCAAAAATATACTCGTTGTCGTTGATATTAATTGACATATTATTTTTCCCTTTCTTTTAATATATAATAATATAAATTATGATACATTATTATCAATTGCGAATTTATTCCATTTTGTCTTAATATCAACCAAATAACTGACAATCTCCTTGCATACTTTATCCATAAATGCGATAAACATATATTTGTCGGTAATATTATCAAGAGTTATCCTTATAATCATAGTAGATTTGAGAGGATGCGGACAAATATAGCCTATGAACTTGCACGCCATATTATTGACTGTTTTCTTGTTCCTCACATAACTGTCGTGCACATATGATTGTATAATGTTTCCCAGCGTATCGTCTTCGTTATCAATGATAAACTCGTATGTCTCGGCAATATCTTGGAATTGCTGTATTTTTACAATTTCCGTCGTATTAATATTAACCAATTCAGTCATTAGATTATTCAACTTAGCTATAACAATATCCAGAGATTTCGGGATTAAATATCTGGGCCCCATATTAACATTAATATGCTCTATGTCAAACTTGAACTTCGTAGGGTCGCCGTATTCATTCATATAATATGCCCGCTCTTTATCAAGCAAGCTCTCGTATTTCTTAGCTTCCTTGGGGTCCTGGATATACGAAAAGTTTGATAGTGAAACTGGGTTAAACGATGCATTATCGCGCCCAGTTCTTTTGACAATATTCGCCTTCAAATGTAGATGTTCGCCAGGTCTCAATCTCGTAATCAAGATATTAAGTTTTGATACCTTGTTTGGCGGAAATAACTCTCTCAGCTTCTTCTCAGTAATTTCTACATCATTAAAGGTCGCCTTGAAATCCGTGGTTCGCACATCAATACTTTTATTCGTAGTATTATTAACATTCAATTCAATCACGAGCGAATTATCCTCGTAATTCTCAATTTCGTCGGCCGTCATACAGATAGGAATTAGCCCGATGCGATGTATAATAAACTCGTCGTGTAATGCTCCCGTATTAGTTATGACACTAACAGTAGGCTCCTCCTTCTCCAGTTTTTCCCCGATTGCTCCCAAGTTTGGAATATCCGTCATAATAATCCTTCGCATACCATTGACAATCGCCAAGTCAATATCGTGAATATCAAAGCTGTGATTATTTGAAGGGTCGGCCGAATCAAACTTATAATTGTAAAACATTCTATTAATATATAGTTTATTATATTTTTATCTTATATAATCAATTTTTAAAAAAATAAAAAACATAAAACCAAAGAAAACATAAACACATAATACTAAATTATACTAAATTATACCTTTATACCTTTGTATTTTTTTCATATAATATGATGTATACTATTAGGATTATCATAAGTATCATAGGTATTATTGATAGTATAGTAACAATCCAACTCCATACATAGCATTCTCCTTTTGTTAAACAAGTTATATTGTAAGCCGTCAATAATATGACAAGCAGATATACAAAATACGCTATTAAATATAATCCGGGACCTTCCAAATACACATTCAACGCAAGAGATATTATAGTAAGTATAATACTAACTGCAATATACACCCATCCCTGTGTGGAAAAATAGTCCGACATATATCCTTATCTATCTATTATTATTAAGATATATATATTTTTGATATCCTAATACTCAGACATCTCCGGGACATCTATGAAATCAAGGTATTCATAATTGCGAAACACATAGATGTCCGGGATTGCATTTCGTTGATTGGATTGGACGCGAAGAACTGAATAAGCGTCTTGATATTTTTGACATCGTTGCATTGGCATAGATAGTAATAAATATTTGAGCTTGTAATAAGCTTCTTGCTGAATGTTGTAATTTGTAGATTTCTCAGCTGCGCCAAGTGATACTGAATAATTGGCGCAAATTGCTTGTCCATCTCCTTATTCATCTTGTATCTCTTATAAGTTGGATTATATGTCGTAGTTGATTTATAATAGCTGTAGAGGCTATCCTTGATAGTTGAGATAATCGTATGTACAAGATATGTAGGGTCAATCTGTCTCCCGTTATTATCAAGCGGAATCTGGATATTCGGGTTATATGTCACGATATAATCCTTAATAGTATAATTCTGCTTGTTTTTCATATAGACGCTAAGAATATTCATCCATACATTCGGGTGGCACGGGTCAGTCTCTTCGCGATAGTTAATATACATTGAGGATATCTTGTATAGTCGCGAAAAGTTCTCTCCATCTACCTTTTTCTTAATAATCAATCCATAGCTTTTATTCTCGTTGATATATGTATTGGCCTGATTGATATCTGCGAAATAAGCCGGATATTTTACACCCATATTAAAAAGCTCTTGGATAGCCGATATATTAATATCATATTCTTCTAGCGTAATTCGGTTCTTCGTATTGATATGCACGAGCTCCTTATAATTCTCGCCTAGCACATCAGTATAATCAATAATATGCTTGTTATCATAGTGAATCAAGACAAACTCATAAGCGTGCTCGGGATTCAAATTTGACGCGAACATAGCCCGCAGAGTCTCTCCGACATCATCTGGCGGAATGTGCGAAAGCATTTCAGCAGTTTCCGGAGATTTACTATAAAATCCATATAGTACCTCGTCAAACATCTTACCGTGCGATTTCGTAGGATGCGAGAACTTTGAACTATTCGCGTCAGGACAACTGGATGTCCCGAAATACCACTTATTCTTATAATTATAAACAGTAATAATAGTTCCATCATAAGCCTCATAACATCTGTCGGTATCGCTGTAATTCGCCGAAATATATTCCTCATACCCGATTCTACGCGGAATAGAATTTGCATACGTAACGACAACATTATTATTACAAGAGAGAGTAAAATCCAATACAATACTCCGACACTGCTCATAAAGCTCCTTATATTCGCAAATATCACTCATCTTGTAATTAGTGTGAAGGAGAACAATATCCTCGTTATCTTTGAACTTCTTAACCTTGATATTCGGCCAGAAATGATATTTTTTCAGCGTATTAATCAGCGTATTTGCATAAGTAGTATTGCCATCGTAATTACTGTAAGTTTTTTCAATTAATTGAGTAAGATTGGTAGGGGGGACATTGGACAATGGCATATCACTGCTCATAATAATACTTTGTTAAAAAATATATATATTTAATTGCTTATATCAATTTTTATAAAAATATGATGAAAAATTGACAGCTGTACAAAAATAAAGAGTAAGAGTAAAATATCACTATGTCAGTTATTTGCCAAGAAGAATCAGAATCTGATTATGAAATAGTTCAGTCGTGCTATCAAACAAAAAATTGGCGCAAAAATTGTAAATGGTATAATAATGGGAAATCAAATGAATGTGAAAAATATCAAATAGAAATTATAGAAAGACTAATTTCTATTAAATTAGAAAAGACAGATGACAGATTAGATATAGAAAATATAGAAATAAAAAATATCAGATGCCCTTTGACAAATGAAAACGGATTTGATTTTACTGAAAACTTTGACGGAGTAATAAATAGAGAGGGAAAAAAACTTTATTTTAACTTAAAGTTTATATGTGATAGCGGAGGCTCACAAACGCGGTCGCTAAGAGAAGTGTATCATTTTATTAAATGTCAAATGGAATACCTAGTTAAATATGCAAAAAATAATGATATACTATTCTTCAATATTCTTGATGGCGATACGAGCTATAAAAGTATGGGGAAGTTTAATTATTTATTGAACAAAGAAAGATATTATGATATTAAAGATAATATTTTTGTAGGAAGCTTATACGATTTCAATAAAGATATTGTAAAATCAGGGAGATTCTGTGCTATCTAATCTGTCCAATAGATATTCGGCGATTGAATATACAAGGTCAAATGATATTCTCTTTCTTGCTATATCCTTGCTTTCTCTGTAATTTGTTAGGAAAAGCGAATTATACTTTTCTCTATGTTCCCGCAAGTATTTATTGAAGCTAACGATTAATTTTTTCTGCTTCTCTTCATCTATTGCCGGCTCTATTATTAGCGTCGCATAAGTCCGCGCCGATTGATTAGGTGTATTATCTATATATATATCTTTATTTTCTACATATGATAATCCTATCTGTGATGTAATATTATCATCTATACATTTAACAACGATATTTGTATTATATTTGTCAATATTCTTATTAGTAAGTCGCGTAATTGTATAAATACTATTTAGAGGCAATTTATATATTTCGCCACCAATCATATAGTTATTTTTAGAGTTTAGCTCAGTAATTATATTAGCCTTTGAAGGATATATAGTGATATCTATCATATTATCGCAATAACCTTGTTTTAGTTCAAATTGGAAGGAGCAGATTGTATAAGATGTATCAGAAAACACTTGTTCTTCAAAGATATTCAATATAATAATCTTGTATTTTTCTAAAAATAACTTGCGCAACTCTATATCCGCCTGACGAATAGAAGACCAGAAATTTAAAGGGATTATTATAATCCCGCCCGAGCAAGTATTGCTTATAATATTCTTGATAAAACACTTGTACAAATCGTTGACATTATATTTATCAAATAACTTTTTATCAGCACTTTTATTTCTCGCGAGATAAGGCGGATTTGTTATAACATATTTATTATTATAATCTGGTGGCTCATTTATCGTATCTCTCTTTACAATATAATCCTTCTTAGGCTCTATATCATAACACTCTATGTTATATTTAATATTTTTGAGATTTCCGGCATTTTCTATAAAAGCTATAAGATCGCCATTACCCGCAAAAGGCTCAATGATATCAAAGATATTATCGGGTATTGTAATATTTTGTAGAATATATTCGTTATTTGTCGTGTAGAATTGTCCTAGCGCCTTCTTAGATTTATTAGACATCTTCTCTTGAATATCTTATTACTTTATAATATTATCATTTTTTATCTTTTTGTTTTTGCGATAGCCCCCCTCTGGCAATAGCCCTAACAATAATAGCAGTACATATATATTGCTGTCATTATTAGAAATACCGTATATATTCTATATAATGTCCTGTCATCTATATAATTATTTGTACCAATATAAGCCCCTGCAACTCCACCAAGGATACTTCCGGCAGCTACTATAATAGCTGCATTAAAATCCAAAAATCCGTGCTGATAATATAGATATAATCCTGGTAATGCATTAGGTATCGTATTTAAGAAAAGAGATATTGCGACAGCTTGCTGAAACGAAAAATCATAATAAACTAATAAAGGCAATAGCAAAATACCACCACCAATACCAATCAACCCAATAATAACCCCAATTATTACTGAGCCAATAAACAACCCTATAATCATCTATATTATTATTTAGAAATTTATAATAACACCCGCGATTACAAGCATAAATCCAAAAAATAAAATATAAAAATATATATACCCTAATCTATATCCCTTTACACATCCGCATCCACATCCGCATCCGCATATTTACTCAGAATCCTTATCCTTCTTCTTGTCAGTCTTAGCCTCCTTCTTGGCCTTCTTGGCCTTCTTAGGCTTCTCATCTTCTTCAACTACTGCCTCTTCCACGACAGGCTCCTCCACCTCCTCAGTCTCCTGAGCTTCAACAGTCTCTTCTTCCTCGTCGGCATCCGCAGCATCCGCAGCATCAGCGGTATCCGCGAGAGTGGCCTTGTAAGCCTTCCACTCTTCTGCGAGCTTAGAGAACCTTTCGGTATTTGAAAGCTCAGGAAACTCTTCGCGAATCCTTTGCTGATTGTCCCTGATATACTGCTGATACTTGGTAAGAGGCTTCTTAGGCTTCTCATTACCATCCTCATCAAGATTGCTCCTCTTCTTCTTCTTGGTATCCTTCTTCTTTTCGGCAATCTCAATCTTGTTATTCTTCTTCTTCTCCTTGAAATCCTTCTTGAACTGAGCGAAATGCTCATCCAAATCCTTAGAGGTGTTAATCTCATCAGGAATATTCTTCATATACTCCTTGAAGGCCATTCCGATAGTCTGGACAGCAGCGGCGGACATTCTTCTGAAAGAGTTTCTGGATAAAACTTGGAAAGGCTTTTGAAGTTTGATAGGCTGTTCTGTAGGCGGGCTTTAGCTTTTGGCTTAGGCTTGCTTTGACTGCGATAGTAATAATTTAAATACATTTTTGTGTCAATTTTTATCTTAATAATCTCAAATTATAACAAATTTATTCCCATAATCCTATAATCCTATAACCCTATAATCCTATAACCCTATAATCCTATAACCCTATAATCCTATAATCCTATAACCCTATAATCCTATAACCCTATAATCCTATAACCCTATAATCCTATAATCCTATAACCCTATAATCCTATAATATTGATTATTATTTTTATGAAGGCTATTGAGAGGCTTGGTGTATTTTCTCATTACCAGTATGATTTCATAAAAAGAAGCCAGATTTCTCTAAAAATTGAAATTTAAAATTTGAGTACATCTTTCTTTTTTTTCAAAAATTTCAAAAGTTTTTTGAAAATTACAAAATAATTCAAGAGATGTACTCAAATTTTAAAATGAAAAAATATTAATATTCCAGTGTCTCAAGAATTGCTGTGGTAATCTAAATATTTTTAGAAGTTTTAATAGATAAAATTATTATATTCGTTAAAATATATAAAAATATCTAATATCTATAATATAGAAACTTTCAGATTGTATTTGTAGCTTATTTTATATCTATTATGGAAGAAGCTAGAAAAATTAATGAATTGATTGATTATGTTTTAGAACTTGCTATTTTTCGCCATCCGGTTTTTTATAGTACTTATCAAACCATACTTGGCCTACTACTTTTGACGCCTGTTCTGATGTTAATTGGTTATTTACAATTTTCTCTCGCATCTCTAAAAAATATTCAAGGCTACTATATTCAAATCCCTCCTCTTTCGTAACCATAGCATATAACATAGGATATCTCTCTTCAAAAAACAAGATACCCTCAATTGATTTTTTCATTTCATTCAATAGCTCCGTGTGGGATGAATGTTTTGCCTTGTTCTCTGTCATATACAATACAATATCTTGAACCATCGCTTTTATATCAGCAGTTTCCATACCATCTTTAACAAAATCAGCAACCTTTCTCCTTTTTCTTTCAGTACTTTCAGTACTCATACTATTTTAAATTAATTATCAATTTTATCTTTATATAATAATATCTATTTTATATATAGAATAATGAAAAAAGAATTAGAATATGCTGAATTAGATTATAACCATAATGTTCCCGTCCCTCCTCGGCCAAAAAATGCCGGATTATATACTGGCGATGTCTTATTTGACAAAAAACCCTGGGGTAATAGTTATAAAATGCCTCCTGCTGAACCTGATGCTGTCGTGTATGCCTCGCATTTTTATGCAAGCCATCACATACCCTCGTATAATAGACCTGGAAATAATCACATAAATACAGATAAATATAAAAAATATACATCAGCCAACTGTAATGATAATTACAATTTCAGCTGTCATACAACAGATATAATATAGAAGCTTGCGAAGCTTACGCAGCGATATCTTGAGCTACAAGATTGGTTGGTTGGATTTTCTTAATAGTATCTTTGTGTTTAATCAAGAAAGTACAGATATACTTATATACCTCATCTACTTGTTCAAAAGATACGCCACCTGTAATTAAGATGCTCCCACTCTCAAACAAAGCCCCGGTAACCTTTTTACAATCACCGACTTTTTCTCCCTTTCCTTTTCCATAGCATTTCTTAGGGCAATAACAAATACCATTCTTTTTTTCATTGCATTTATTCCAGAAATATTCTAGCTTAACCCCTTGATATATTCCAGGTTGAAACGAACACTTGTTATTATATATATCGCTGATAAATAAATTGTGTATCTCGCGTCTCTTTAAGCCGAATGGAACCGCAAGAGAATCGTCGCAATATACCTTGAAATCCGTGTTAATCATCCGAATCTTGAAGTTCTGATATTTCAATTTCAATTCATAATTATCATCGCGGTTATTTATAATGTCCTTACTAATATCATCATAGATATTCCTGATATTCGCAATAATATGATTGACAATAATGACAGTATCCTCAACGACCTTTATTCCAGTTATTTGAATATTGCCATTCTTAAATATTTTTACATTTGGCATATATTTATCGTTCTTGTATATAATTGTAACCTGGTTATCAAACCTATTTTTCTTCATCTTATTTTTTTTACTATTCCTCCTCTTCTTGGGATATGTCCCGCGATTTAAATCCTCGCCATCCTTCATATATTGTGCCCATACAATCCCGTCTGTATCATCCTTATCTATTATTACAATATTTTCAAACAGCATCTTCAAGTTTAAATTAATATCCTCGCCAATATTCGCATTACAAGTTATAGTAGAAACTCTATAATGCGAAAAGTTTATATCCTCGGCTTTCGCCGTAGCCGTAGCCGACGACACAACAGAAACACAGCAATTATTATCAAGACTAGTCATTCTTAATAGCAATAGTAATTTGGGTAATTCACAATATTTATTGTATCAATGTTCTTATATCATTTTTTGTTTTTTTTTGCCTCAATTTTATTATTCATATTATCTGTAATGTTTTTGAGATAGGATGTATTTACAATTTCGTAATTGTATGTAGTGGCTATCATAGGTGGCAAATTTAATAGGTGCGTTTTTTCATTTGAATGATGACCTTTGCGAAATTCCTCAATATTCATAGGACCATTAAAGATATCCAGCAAAAATCTTGAAGGTGCGGGGCGTATCGGGCGAGTGCATCCAAAATGTTTGCTCAACATCTGTATCAAGCTATTTATCTCCCATACTTTGTCGCTCCCACAATGTGAAGAGAAGTTATATGCATTTGCACATTCTAGCGAACAAAAGTTCCCGAACAATATATAAGTATTTGTAGTAATATTATATTTATAAGGCATCCCATATATCCTGTCTTTAATAGAGTGGCAACACCAATAGCAATTATTTGAAGATTTAATAATATTATCATTATAATCTATATTAGTATCTCTATCTCTATCATTATCATCCTTAATCAAATTATCCTGAATCGTATTATAAAAGTTAGTCTCATTTATATAACAACAGTTCGGCTCATATGGCGTCGGGGCTTCGTGTAATTCATCAGTAATACTTATTTTATTTATATCATTATCAGATATCGGCAACTGCAATATAATATCCTCATTTTCCACAACTACAACGTCTTTTACAATAGTATTCATTAAGCCTTTCTTCTTATCTATTGTAGATTTAACATCGCTGTTTTTACTTTTTCTCGGCATTTAATTATAAACGCTTATATTATTTATATGTATTTACAGCTCTATTTGTTATTATCAAAGTAATCTTTGAAATATACTAGTGTCTTTATTAACTCATTATTAACATTATCAGAAGGTTTTTTGGTGTTTTTTGTAAATGTTATCCCGGTCGCTCCCGCCCCAGATGCTCCTCTGGTTCCCCCGGCTCCTGAGGCCTTGCTGCCGATTATACATTTTTCTTTTATTTCTCTTATCTCTCCATTGAGAGAGTTAATAGTATCTATTAAATATTTTATTATAAATACAAATACTATTATTATTATCAAAACAAATAAATCCATAATACTTTAATTATATCAAAGAATATAAAAATAATTGATAGCCGATGGTCTCTTAGCTTAGCTTAGCTGAACTTTAAGCCAGCACCGCCATTAAGGACTGTGAGGACATTTATTTCCATAACATATATAGTAATTTCAAAATTGACCGGATAGACTCTATTTAATATATCAGTATATATTTTAGTGATATATGTATATTTGTCATCATCCTTAACCTCCGTATTTACATTCACAGATAACGAGGTAGTAATTTGCGTATTATCATAAGAACCTGAGCTTATCTGTTTTTCAGGAAATAAAGCGAATGAATAGCAATATATCCCCGTTCTCGGTATATTCGTATGATATTTATGAGGCTCTATGTGATTATAATAAGTAGCGTCATAATCAGCACGTGTTATTTCTCTGTTCCATAATATTGACGCCTTATCTAATATTCCAAGACCCTCGCTATATTCGTGAGACCCCGTGTAATTTGTATAATTATTGAAGTTTTTGACAGAATCGCTTCTTCGCGTAATCCATATAATCTCCTTAATGTGATGATTGGCATTTGTTATATCTATTAGCGTATGATTGGCATTCAATGCAATTGCCTGCGTTTTCTTAACAGTATTAATAATATAATTAATCTGGTTAGTATTCAATAGCAAACTACTTCTTTCTGCACTATCTAAATATACATAGGTACATAATAGCTCATTATTAACATCAAAATTGACATCGCTTGGCTTGACGAATGTCGCAATAGATATAGGTACTGCCGGGAGGTGTGTAGTATTATACATTAGCGGACTCACATAGGTATTCAATATATTACTCCATACCTGATATAATCCCTCAAAAGCATTATCGTTAATATAAATATCTAATTCAACCTCGTTATTCTCTAATTTTAATAACGGAAGCGCAAGCGAGGGATTCTTGGTAAACCAGAAATTGAGCGGAACCTGTATTTTTCTCTTTTTAATACTCGGTGTTTGAGGAGTTTTTGCGAAACTTGATACAGGATAAGTAACATTATAAAGCCTGTTATTTAACACACGATATTTTGGCACGAAATTGAAAGGCGCCGTATATTCATCTATATTCCCTATCAACTTATTATATTCAATATTATCTTTACTCGTGAGTTCATTCCATATATTCATCCATTCGCCATATAGTGTCTCTATATTAACAACCCCTATTTTAAGACGCGCTTCCTTAATATAATTGAAACCCAAATTATTGACCCACCTGAACTTATATATATTATCCGAGTATATATCGGGAATTTTGAATGTCAAAAACATACCCGATAATAAATCTGCATAACGCTTTATTTTAAAATTAATGCGCAATTCAGAAGTGGATGTTTTAAAACCAATATTGCTATCGCCGGTAGAAGTAATAACAATAGTATCCATAGAAAAATTAGTATGTTTTTTGAGAACATATTTATAATAATTAATATGCGGATTTAAGGTAATATATTCGCTCATATTACCCTTCAAAACTAATTGCATCAATCCGCCTCCCATTTTTATTTATACCCTTTATTATATTAAAGTTTTATTAATAGGCTTATATACTCTTATTTTTCAGGATACCTGCGGATACCTACGAATACCCGCGGATACCTGCGGATACCTACGAATACCTACGAATACCTGCGAATACCTGCGAATACCTACGGATACCTGCGAATACCTGCGAATACCTGCGAATACCTGCGAATACCTGCGGATACCTGCGAATACCTGCGAATACCTGCGAATACCTACGGATACCTGCGAATACCTGCGAATACCTGCGAATACCTGCGGATACCTACGGATGCCTACATATCGGCGTATTTTCCTACAAATACCTTCATTTTCTCATATCTTCTGTCATCATTGTATTCCTCTAACTTTTTTTCTGATTCTCTCTTATCTATTATTATAATAGTGGGATATCCAGAGATTTCATATTTATCTATTCTATCCTTGCAATCCTTCATATTATACTTTTTAAAGTCTAATTTATTCCCATATTCACCATTAAGCTTGTCCCATACTCCAGATTTACTGAAATCCTCACAGTGTCCGCAGCCGTCCATATAATAATACTCCATCCTGTATTTTTTATCAGCCGATTCGCCCATAAAAGTCTCCATTATTTTATTTTTATTATATGCGAATAAAACGGCAATAGCCAATAATAAAAATAATATTATTGAAATCATAATAAATATATCGCTTCCGAAAAAACTCTTTTTTGCAGCCATATTAATATCCTACTTGTATAATCTTCTAAATTATTATTAGATAATAATATCATAATTATTAGATATTTCCTTGTATTCTCTCTTTATTCTCTCGGTTTCTCCTATGATATCATAGTCATTATCATTATCATTATCAAATTGTATTATAATTGAATTATAAAAATACGCCCCATATCTATGCATATCTGTCTCTGTATCCGTATCCGCATTTGCGCTAATCTTATTATCAATATACCCCTTGATAAACTTGATAAAATACCCCTTCTCTATTAAAAATATCCTTACATCCAGAGAATCATAATTTATCGCAGCGTCATAATCTTTTAACACATAGCAATCATAATTATTCTCTCTAAGTATATTGACATACTTGTCAAGACTATTATCATCGCACACAATTATAGTTCTATATACAAGATAGTTTGAATATAGCTCCTCTAATCTATTAATTATCTCGCGCGTCATTAATACTTTATTAACTATTATTGTTTTTGCCTTATGTATATTATCCATTTCAAAAAATAACTAAAAAATCTTGTTATATATTAGAATATGAGTCGAATATCAAATGATACATATGATATTTCATACCCCTTACAACTTAACAGTGTAAATAAGCCTAAAGATACATTTGATATGAATGCTCTCAACTTATCAATAAGTGCCGTTAAAAATGCTTATTACGCTGCAAGAAGAGCATCCCCGCCCGCTGCAAGAAGAGCATCCCCGCCCGCTGCAAAAAGAGAATCCTCGCCCGCTGCAAAAAGAGAATCCTCGGCAAAATCCTCGTCAGGATCATCCTCGTCTGCTGCAAGAAGAGCATCCTCGGCAAAATCCTCGTCTGCGTCAGGATCATCCTCGTCTGCGTCAGGATCATCCTCGTCTGCTGTAACAGAAAGAACAGCAAGAACAAAATATAGTAGGGCTGATTTAAAAATAATAAAAAAGTTAGCACAACTATGGTGGTCTAATAAGTTTAGGAATTCAGAAGAAAAAGAATGGTTTAATTTGACTTATTCAGCACTCAGCCCTGAGTCAAAAAGAGAAGTTCAAAGACTCGCCGTCGATGGTTCAAACAAAAAATTTTCAGATTATTACTCGCCACCACGAGCAAGAGCATTCAAACCTGCGGAACCACCCCCCCCGCCTCATTTATGGGGACGTCCTGGTTCAAGTTTCAGAGCGAACAGTAATGGCGATATAATTGGCCCTATACATAGAAGTACGGGCCCTGCAAGTGGCCATGTAAGGAGACGAGTTCATCGCATATAATTATAGTTCTATATACAAGATAGTTTGAATATAGCTCCTCTAATCTATTAATTATCTCATGTGTCATTAATACTTTATTAACTATTATTGTTTTTGCCTTATGTATATTATCCATTTCAAAAAATAACTAAAAAATTCTTATAATATATTAGAATATGAATCGTGGAAGTCAAGAAGAATTGCGCTCTGATATTGAAGAGATGGATAAGAAAGTTAAAGACATTGAGAAGCGTATTAAAGAAAAGCAAAATTAATGGGAAAGTCGTGTTTATAACTTGAATTATACCCCGCCAGGAGTAGTAGGCCAGGATCGTACGATGTACCGGAACCAATAAAAAATGATCTATCCAAATTGTACACTGATATTAAAAATATGAAGAATGAAGCTGCCGCCATTCGTATGAGTATTACAGTAATGAAAAATGAGCTGGAAAGTGTTAAGAAAGCATCCTCGTCTGCGTCAAGAGCATCCTCGTCTGCGACAACAGCATTCTCGTCTGCGACAACAGCATTCTTGTCTGCGTCAAGAGCATTATCGCCCGCAACAAGAACATCCTCGTCTGCGTCAAATACATATGGTTTACGTAAACGAAGAGGGAAAAATCTAGATAATAAAAAAACGCGCAAGTGAACTTATAATATTATAATTATATATTTTGATGTGATAATTTATTTTTATTAGATACTGTGATATATCGAATATTATAATTATGTTATGTAATCAATATATAAGATTATTCATTATAACTAATTATAATGGACGAACAAATCATCAAGATTAGTATAGAACAATTTAGAGATATCTATAATTCAGTAGATGTACCACGCAATATTTTGGATAAAGCCTTAGATATTAAAAATACATATTCGTGTTTCAACTCTTATTATGACCCTAAAATGATATGGGCAAAAAAAATATATAATAATAAAGAGAAGTATAATAAACCTAAGGTTAAATCAAGATTTCACATCATAATACCCGACTTTACAAAGAAATCCGAGCTGAAAAGGTGTTTGATAGGTAATTTAAATAAACTAAGTATTAAAAACAGGGACAGTATCTACGAGAAAATTAAGGAAATTATCGCTGTAAATGATAATAATGATATCAAGGACGATATTTTTATGATTATATGGAATTATATTAAAACGAGCGGAGACGAACTGTATAGCAATATACTCGCTCTATTTGACAAGGAATATGTATGTGCGATGATTGATAAACTCTGGAATAATTACATAAACAATAAGGAATGGGATCCGCCGAAATATATATACGAAAACAATCTTCTGGTATTGAACGACGAATACGATATGTATTGCGAATATACCAAATGGAAGCGTGGGATAAATAATATTAATAAGATATGGATTAAATATAAACGCGAAGAACTGCTAATATTGCTAAATAATATCGCAGATTACGTGGTTAGTATTGTATATAATACCGATATCTATAAATATATTCCGGATATTTTACTGGAACAATTATATAAAATCTTGGCTATCGCTAAATATAATTGTATAATAGATAAAATTAAAAATATAAATATTAAAAACTTGGATAATTCTACTAAGTTTTTTATTTATAATATTATTGAATTATAAAAAAATTATTTCTATATAATAGTATAGAGTAAGAAATAGTACAATGAAAGAGAGTGAAAATAACTTATCTTTTTATAGTAGTGCCATAATCCAAGCAATTTTTGCTATATTATTGTTAATAATCCTCAGTTATATTTACAAACTGGAGAATATGGGGTGTGAATGTTCGGAACACCCTAACAAGGATTTTATCAAGAACTTCACAGTAATAGCCCTCGGTTATTTCATAATAACTTCTGTTATATCGCTTAAATCTATCGCTAAAAGTATGGGATTCGTCGTAGTCCAATTATTATCAATTGCTACCTTCGTATTCTTCTTAATGTTCGTCGTATACATATACTACGCCTTTGATTATGTTAGATATTTAACCAACGAGAAATGCAAATGCTCTGAGGATTTAAGCCGCGATATCATCTCCATAGGTACAATGATATCTCTCTTCCTCTTCTTGACCCTCCTATTCACCATAATTATCATCCCTATCCTATTAAGCACACTAAGCAGCCTATTATCCAAGATAGAAGTATTTGAAGAGGAAGTGGAAGACACTATCCGCAACCCGATGAAATCTCTACGCAGCACCCCTGATAGAATCGTTAGATCCGTTAAAGAAGTCGGCAGCTTTGTTAATAAATCCGCTAAAAAAATAACCAATCTTAGAAAAAATAGATAAATAACAAATAGCTATCTATTTTACAATTTAACCTTTATTTTTATTCATATATCATATAATATGTTAAAAAAATAGTTATTTTCATAATAGTAGTCGTATGTATCTCGTATATCCTTTGTATTTTATATATTTAATGTGCGCGTCCCCTTCTTAGGTCTTCCTCGCCCTTTTAATATCTGGATATCCGCCGTATCCTCTATAATTGAAGTAATCTCTTCATCGCTAACTGAAAGAGTCTCTATATTATTATCGCTATCATCGGTTGATATCTTGCTATGAACGTTCTTAATTATATTATCAATATCTTCATATTGCTTTTTATCGTTAGACTGTGATGCCATACCTCTGGTTTGTGCGTTCATATTTTGTGCATATGCCGGCATATTTGAAGGTACAGGGTCGCTATTTAGAGAACCAAATAGATTACTTACCATATTGAATAACCCCATATTATCGTTGCTTGACCCGCGATTTTGAGACATTTGTGGCATTTGCTGTGGAGCACCATTTCCCATAACATATTGTTTTGCGGCCGCATTTTGAAACTGCTTCATTAATTCGGGATTAGAACGGAGAACATTCTCTACATCAGGAAGCGGTTGTTCTTTAAACATTCTGCTTGTTAAATGGAACATAAAAGCGCTTCCGGACAGTGATATAAAGAGCCTCAATTCGGGCGCCATCTTCTTGCCCGTTGCCTTGTATTTATAATGCAATTCCTCAAAAATATCATCGTAATCATTTATATTTTCATTTACCTGCTCTGACCACCCATCCAGCTTAATAGAAAACGGGTCATATCTCCCATTAATATATTCAGTTCCCGAGATAAATGCCATCAACATTTTTTGCTGAAATCTTACGCTTCCATCCAATTCCTTTTCTCTAATAAGCCTATTGTATTCGGTTCTCATCTCTTCAATATCAGAGTTCATATTGAATTTGAAGGGTATCTTAAATCCCTTAGATTCCATTCTGTCAAGCTGATATATTATCTCTCTCTTTTCATTTATCTCGTTCTTTATTATTTCCTTAGGGCTCAAAAACTTATTCTTATTTTTACTGCCACCGCTTCCACCGCCACCACCGCCACCACCGCCACCACCGCCACCATCGCCACCATCGCTTCCATCGCTTCCATCGCTTCCGTCGCTTCCGTCGCTTCCATCGCTTCCATCGCTTCCTACACTGCTTCCGCTACTTTCATCGCTGCCTCCGCTGGCTTCGCTAATATTATCATCATATATTTTCTTAATCTTGCCGCGACTTGAACTCTTTTTACTCTCATCACTATCGCTCTCGCTTTCTATTCGCGAACCTCTGCCAATTCTATCTTTATTGCGATATATATTGCCGATATTTTTCATATAGTTCTTTTTACCACCCGACGAACTTCCGCGCGAAGAACCGCCAGAAGACATTGATATAACATCATCGCTTATTTTTTTCCTATTAAACAATTCTTCGTTAATAGCTATATTTGACTGCTTGCCACCACCTCCTGGTATATTAAAACTAAAAGGTTTCTTATTGAAACTTTCTCTATTCAATTCAATTAAATCATCATTTCTATTATTAAAATTTGATAGTAAAGCCATATTATATATTTATTTGGGTATCAAATGTTTATATATCTATTATAATTTTTAAATGTTTATTAATACGCATTCTAACATTCTTACAAAAATAAGTTTCCGTATATTAGCATTAGCTATTTCTACGAGATAGCCACGATAACCAAGTGCCAAAAAATAATTTTCCAGATTTTACATAATATTCAGGGTGAAATTGTACCCCCAATATATCCTTCTTCTTATGATATAATATATCTATCATATCTTTTCTTTTCATTACAGTCTTAATATTATTACCTACTTTGATAACAATATCATTATGATTATACCTATATCTAGTCTTTACAATATCAAAAGGATACCTTATTTTTAAAGGTCTATCATAGTTTCTAATATATCCTGCATCTCTCGTTCTCACATTTGAGAACTTCCCGAATCTTACAGCAATGTATTGCATTCCGTAACAAATTGCCAAAATATGTATTTTTTTAGCGTGTTTAAATATTATCTCTGGAACCTTCGGAGACCTTCTATCAACTATGCGATAATCAGAACCAGATACTATAATAGCATCCAATTTATCTTCCAAATTATTCAATAATTTTGCTATACCTTCTTCATCGTACCAATCTCTAAAACATAATCTTGCATTTCTTATAGATTTTTTAAAACGCATCTTTCTTATATTATTCAACACGCGATTACTATACATCATTATTACTAATATTTTAGGACGCTTTTTCCTTTTCATTATTTTCATTACAGCATATATAACTACTATATAATTTATTATATTTATTTGTAATATCTCCCTTCGTATTACTTCTAATATAGGATACAGCTTGCAAACACGCATCACTCAAATCATCCTTTTTCTTGTTTTCATTAAATATCTTCTTTAATTCCTCGTTATCACTAATATATTCGCGACACAACTCAATACTCAGCATCTTATTATTCTTATATTTATCCCTCCTAAATCCCTTCTTATTCCTCGCCTCTCCGCCCTCTCCCTTACAGGCATTCGCTTCCATATTTATAACATAGATGTGGTTCTTAGTTTTTAAAGAGGCATTGACAAGGACAACATTACCGACCTCCTTGTCCCAATATTTAATTAAACTAAAATAACCGTAGATTATATGCTGGATAGTTTTCATAATGCCGTTTAAATTAGAAGGCTGATTCTCTATCAATACATAATCTATCATATTAATGCCCGTATTTTTTAACCCACCAATAATATTATCCATCTCAATATATATTCTTTCAGATATATCATCAATCCCTTTAATCTCCTTCTTAGACGAAGCCAATTCTATGATACGCCATTCCAATATCTCCAATATCTCAGTCTTTCTTAATATACATAAGGCAAGATTCTTAACCCCGATATCAAAACTAACATATATCATAATTCTAATATCATTATTATATCATCATATCCTTATTTGCTAACTTGTCATAACATTTTAGATACATTTTAGGTCTATGCTTAGGATTCTATTTTTTTGTGATAGTTTTTTGGATTTCGGTTATTATTTTAGGGCTATATGAAGTAATAGTGTAATGCTTTATAAGCACGGAAAGGTCCTTCCAAAATGTATCTCCCTCATATTTAGAATTGTATTTATTAATTTTCTTACATTTTTTATATAGCCATTTGTATGTCTTCTCTAAGTTTTCAGACCTCTTTGATATCTTACTAAGTCTCTGTTCTCTTATTAATCTGCTAATATAGCTTTTCAACTCCTCGCATTTATTATAGTTAGGCAAAGTCTGTCGCAAATCATAAAATTTCATATAATTATACGAGGGACATATCAATAAATTATCTGTATAATCTATAAATGTCGGGTTATTATCTATTATTAATAATCTCTTGCCAATATCATAATTATTTGGTATCTTTATGGTCTTGCTAATTAAAGGTAGTATCTTGGCAATGGATTTCTTTATATCCCCGTATTTATCCATAATACAATTATCGCGCGTTAATAGTGGCCTGTCAAACTTAAAATTATTATGCTTCTCTATTATAGCTATCTCTTTATTCGCCCATTTTTTCTCAGAAGCCGTATAAATATAAAAATAGCTTGATGGATACAGCTTTTTCATAGCATTAATAAATGTGAAAAAATGCGGTCTCACTAATAGAGATTTCTCAGAATAACTTTCATTCAAATATTTATTACATAGCGCCGTATATTTATTTAACCCCTTCATCTTATATTTTTTTACCAATTCAATAATATTATACAAATCACATTGATAATTACAATCACCTATTATAGTTCCATCCAAATCTATTATAAATATATACGGCTCAGCTCTGCCCCTCTTTTCTTCTTTGTTATTCATTAAATCTATTATAATATTATATTAGAATATTGCTTTATAAATAGAAGATATATAAGATAATGGCAGAATCCCATTTATTTAACACTAAAAATATGTCCGCATATAGCCATTTCTCAAATACAATTAATAACAAATATATTGATATGAATAACAGTAAAGAAATAGATATTAAAGTTCCCGATGCATTACTTAAATATTTTAAGGATAAAACGCTCAAATATAATATAGACAAAAGAATATTCTATTATAAGCATATAACGAACAAATTAAAAGATATAAATAATAAACAGTGTCTAAAAGAATACTCTATCAATTCTAAAAAAAATGAAGATGTTCGCGGATACAATATCAATAATAAGGTATTTCTTACAAAAAAGTTCGGTTCTATTAGCAAATACGGGTATATTTATATAGCATCTATTAAAAATGAATTCGGCAAATATCCTATTGCTTCAAAAATTATGATTAATAACCGCGTTAATCTGTTTGAAGCACAGATTAACTTGAAAATAACCGATAAAGTTATTAAAAATATGATATCAAGACATTTCATTCTAACTTACAAAGTTATTATCTGCGACAAAATATCCAATAAAAACTTACCAGATATCGTTCTAAATAAGAAATACTATATTTTATTAAATGAGCTCGCCCGAGGCGATTTGAAACAGCTCTGTAATAGTAAAATATTCCTCAAAAATAACAGCGTGTTATATAATGTATTTATCCAAATAATGTTATCTATATCTACATTTCATCATCTCGGATTTATTCACGGCGATTGTCATTGGGGAAATTTTCTATATCATATGAATTATAATGTTACCAAAAATAGCTATCATCACTATAATATTTATGGTAAAAATTATTATCTAAAATCCTGCGAATACGTTATGTATATTTATGATTTCGGTTTTGCCGAAAAAATCAAATCTGTCAAAAAATCCCTTATTGACGATGACTATAAAAGATTGATAAATGCTTTTAGAAATAAAAAGATAGAACCGCGTTCCTGGATATCTATAGATAACAATCTGCCATCTGATGAAATCGGCGAATATGTCAAAACATTTAGAAAAGCTATTAATAATAGTCGTCGTTCAAGTAGCGGAAGTGGCAGCTATAGTAGTAGCTATGAAAATAATAGCATATATTTAGAAAAATTAACTATTGATACAATTCTGCCAATATTATTAAAAGCCCCCGACAAAATATTTATCACCAAATTACCTGCAAATGCCACGATTATTAATAAAAACCCCTATTACATCAATAAAAAAATATTAATCAAAGACTAATCGCATCAATGCGCGCATTAGCATCAGCTGTATATTTTGCAGATAATTCGTCAATATATTCAGTCATTGTTTCAAAGCCGACAAATACCATTTCGTCAATCTCCTTTTTAGTTATATGTAATCGCATTCCCTTCCTCGCGAATATTATATTCATTCCGCTTTTTAAAACGAGATTTTGAGGGCGATAATAATTAGTATATTTGCTATCTTGAATCTGCTTTAATAAAACCTCTTTTACTCTTAGAATATTTAATATCGTCATCAACTGCTTTACAATATATATAAAATTTATAGTTTTTACAGGAATATGCTCTGTATTTTCATTATCTTTATACAAAAGCATACCTATTATATTCTCTCGTGGCACATCGGCAAATATTTTTATAGGAAAATTGTTAGTTAATCCCCCGTCATAATAATGATAATCTCCTATATTTATCGGCTTAAACAATAATGGTATAGACATTGAGGCGCAACAAGCCTTATATACACAGACATCGGGCGTTTTCTCAATAGAAAAAATCTCATTTTCACAAGTATTTATATTCGTACAAGATATATACATATTTACTCCGAAAATTTTAGATAATTGCGAGAATGTAATAGTATCTGATATATCATCCGCATTATACTCATCGGGCTCTTCCGTATCCTTCGCGCCTTTACACCTATCTGCATATTTCCTCTTTACTATAATTTTTAAATGCTTAATCATTACCTCTGTATCAAATAAACCAAGTTCTGTAATTAATCTTATGTACTTTTTAATAGATAAAAAACATAACTCATTATCTTTCATACAATTATATAATACCTCTTCCATCTCATAAATAGTTAATTTAAGGGCAAACATAAAACCTATTAAAGAACCTATTGAACACCCTGCAATATGTTTTATATTCTTATGCATATTATTTAAATATAAGTATCTAAGAGCCCCCACAAATATAACACCACGCATACCACCCCCCGATAAAACTAAATGTGTAATATTAATATTCTCAATACTCGCCTCACTCGCTATACTAGTACTCTTAGTACTCATTTTTAAATATATAATATTATATATAATATATCCAAATATCGCACATATCTCTTAAATATTCCTAAATATGCGAATTATATTCTTGGATACTAACTTTATAGTATATAAGAGCCTCTTTAGATGCATTGTTCTCCGCTTCTTTTTTAGTATTTCCAGTAGCCGTAGAAATAATGCTCCCATTCTTGTCTTTGATACAATATGTAAATATCCTAACATTATCTTTTACGGTTACATTAAGCTCTTTAAATTGTGGTACATCCTGTAAAGAATGAAGCATATGAGATACCAGCATATCCTTGTAATTGTTTTTAATTCTAATGAGTTCGCAAAAGTCTATGTAATTCTCTATAATATATATTATCCAAGATTCTACAACGAAATATCCCGCTCCTGAAGAAGGATTTATATTAATATTGGGAATAATAATATTGTCAGCATCTGTCTGAAAATCCAAATAGAGTGCCCCTAAAAATGCCTCAAATATATCCTCCATAATTTTATAGTTATTCCTTCCACCGGATTCTTCAACCTGCTTAGATATAATGGCAAACTTCGGTAATCCTATTTTATCCGACAAATACCCCAACATCTTTCCATTTACTATCTTCGTCCTAATTTTAGATAAGAACCCCTCGTTTTGGTCTGGAAATCTATTATATAAATAATTCGTTACAATCATTCCAAGCAAAGAGTCCCCTAAAAATTCAAGGCGCTCATAAGACATATCTTGAAGAGGAAGACAATCACACGGACAATTTGCATTACTTTTCTCAAAATCAATATTTTTCATAGTACAATAAGATTTATGAACGAATGCAACACGATATAAATTGATGTTCTTTATTTCTAAATCAGGCAAACCATTGCTACTCAGCAATTTATATAAGTCCTCATCGCTTATCAGAATGTTTTTTGAATTATATGGTTGATTTTCAACATCAATATCCATTGTTTTATTATGGATATTATCAATTCTTTTCATCTTAGTTTTATTTATATATCTTGGTTATATCTATTTCTCAAAATATGATTATATCAATTTTTATATATATAAATATTAAATGTATTTTTCTTTTAAATAGAATAAGATAATAAATGAGTTATCTAGCTAATGATATAACAGCCCCCCTAATCCAAATAGATTCGGTTGCTATCGGGTTTCAATTGGACAGCGAAAGTGAAGCAAGAAATATCAATAGTTTAGATTTAAATAAAGATGAATTTTTGGCCGTAGGAGAGAAAACATATATTCCCGGCGATACTTCAAATACTAAATGGTCTCTTCTTGTTAATAGCCAAGGTACTTCCGTAAATGCCTCAAGAAACCTTGCGCGCGAAAGTTTAACTCTGGATACTTCGCTATACGTAGATAAAAACATTCATTGTTCGGGTATTATTAAAGCGGCCGGGTTAGAGCTTAATAATATCAGAATTGACAATACAACAACTATAACAAGCAATTTAATCAGGGAGTTTATCGTTAAAACTAACGATCTCGTGGTATCTCAGCCTTTCCAAACAGGCTACATTACAAATTATAACAACCTCTATAATATCAATTATGATGTTAAAAATGTTTATACTCCAAACTTCGTTACCTTCGGAGGCCATATTGATACATTTAAAAATACACATCCGCTAAACATTGTCACCACTCCTAACAATAAATTCAGCAGTATGCATATTTCTATAAGAAACGATACTAATAATGCCGAAGAACCTTCAAGAATGTGTATTGGTATGATTGGTGGAAGCAATATATCTCCTGCTATTATTTCTACAACACAAGGAGTTCCGCTTGAATTTCACATCAGCACTTCTTCTGCGAGTATTAATTCAGCCTATGGAACGAGGGCATTACCTATATACAACTCTAATAATGCCCCTGCTATGACAATTGATGCAAATAATAATATAGGTATCGGTACAAATAACACTTCGCAAAAAAATTATAATAAAAGGGTTTTTGAAAATAATAGCACAACTACCGTTGAAAAAATCGGTAAATCTAAATTTGAAGTAAAAGGACTATCTACATTTGATGACATATTATTACACGATTACCAAACAAATACCTATAAACATCTTGACGATATATATATTCGCGGAACAGGTGTAGGGGTTCTAAATGCAACACAAATAAATGGCGGAGATTTTACGGATTCTCTATACAGATTTAATAATAATCTATCTGTCTCAAAGATATTAAACGCAGGCGATGCTAATATCACCAATAATGCAACAGTTGGATGTAATTTAACAACTGAATATTTAAAGGTCAACGAACATTCAACTTTTGAAGGAACAGTTGCCTTTAATAATGATGTTAATTTTGACAGCGTCCAAAATATTAATATCAATAATCTTAATATAAATAACGACCTATTCATCAATAATAAGCGCGTAACACCTCTCAATACAAATGATACTTTTACAGGGAACTTTGAAAAAAGCATAGTAGATGGTATCAACTATTTATTTGTTTATGTTAGCAGCAATATCGCTTCTCTTGATGCCAATTGTAATGTAAATTTTCCTAATAAACTTGGAATTGGTCTCACAGATACTGACGGTTTTGATGGTGTCCTAAATATTATAAAGAATGATAGAACAACGAGCAATAATTTTGACATATTACTAAAAAATACCATAGAAAACAAGACATACGTCGCAAATATTGGAAGACTCTCGCGACTTGATTATAACGACAACAGCTTGATATTTAACACGAACAAGGTACCTGGGAAAAATAACAACATATATTTTTATCCTTCAAGCGATTTATCCGCACTTACTTCAAATCGCTATCTTCCAAATATTAAAAATACCCCACCAACGCTATCTTTATTAAATGGCAAGGTAGGTATAAACAAATTGAATCCCGATAATCTTTTTGCACTTGATATTGCGGGTAATATAGCAGCTAACGATTATTATGTATCACAAGATAACAATTTTAAAAGGACCAAGAACTTTGTTTATAATAATGGCAAAAACTTTTTCAATTTATATGATACATCAACTGATAAGTTTTGCATAAATTATAACGAGCTTATATCATTCACTTCGGATATGAGAGGCCTCAATGTTAAAAAAGGTATTAACGCCGATTTATATTATCAAAATAACATATTATTAGAAACCCTCCAAAAAGCGAGTTCAACCGACAGTTTTTACACTAATAAGAATATATCTATAGGCTGGAACGGCGAAGCTAATGTTACGCCTCTTCAAGTTAGAAACTTATACACTAACGATTATAATTATTCAACTATACGCATTTATAGAGGTGTTCGCGGTGGCGGTCTTTTTAATAACGCAGATTATAGTGGTATTGATATCTGCGAATATGACAGAGATATTAATCAAGACAGAAATAAAGAGAAGTGGTTCATTTATAAAAATCATAAATATAATGACCTTGACGCAAGAGATTATATGCGAGTCGGCCCTTTGCAAATCGGATACACCGATAAAACTATTGAGCCCACTTCATATGGCATGTCATTTTATTATGATCCGGTGAGTTCCAAATATCATATAGATGTTAATAACCCTAAGGTATCCTATGAAGATAAATCTGCTATGACAATATACGGCGACCTAAATGTTCACGGAAATGTTAATATTTTAGATAACGAAGGATGCAATTTTAATTTTACTATGAAAGCATTATCATCTAATCTAAAAAGAGTAGACAGATATATAAATTATATATCAGGTAATGGTATTGACACAGGATATTCGGCATCTACAAATAAAATTGCAATGTCAATTGATATTTTGAGACCCAGAGAAAATGTTATAATTGACCCTGTGGAAAATCAGGAGATTCCTGTAATAATTAAAAATATGAATGATGATAATCCGGTAACGAAGTTTATTACTTATTCTAAGAGCAATATTTGCTATTCTATGATAGAATTGGCTATTTACAACAGTAATCTTCAATTAGTAGATGATGACATAGACAAGCAAAACAATATCAGAAATGCCATTCAAATGAGTGTGGGTAATAATAATAGTAACACTTATCTTGATTTTAACGTTTATAACAATGATTCATATAAAAACTTTTTGCGATTTATTAATAGAGTCAGTGATAACGGCGATGCCAATAGTACTATTGCTCACTTGGGTCTCGGTACAGACAAGAGTTCAAATATCCTTTTTCACATTGATGGAAATGAAAAATACGGTCTTCAAATTACCAACAATAAATATCCGGCGTCTATCAATTTATTGAACTCCGAGGGAAAAAATATTTATCATACTATATCAGGCGGTGATCTTCATAACAATCACAAGTTTACTATTGATGTCTCTTCAGCTACTGTAGATGATCTAAATAACGAACCAGTTATGACAAATGTATTCACTATTGATGCGTTTGAATATAATGGAGATAAACGCAGAGGAGCCCGATACGGATTCAACGAAGACTTTGCATCTAACATAAATCAGACCTTTGTAATTAAAAGCGATTATGATACCGTTCCTATGGCAATTACGAGCAGATATAGCTATGAATATATGTTTAATAGTACAGTTAAAATAGATTATGACAAAGTGCTATTTGATATATTGTCATCTAATTGGTCAAATGATTCTAAGACATATTTCAGTTTTTATAAACAGGCTATAACAGAGTTGCCGGCAATAGATGCTAATAATAACGTTATCACTTCTAATAATCTACAAGACGATGGCTTCATATTTAAAGTAGATAATCTAATATCAAGGAATCTATCATATATTACAGTTCATTCTAATATCAATTATCCGTATTTTTTCAGTAATTTAGATATTAATTATATGCCCCTTAATAACCAAACATTTGATATAGAAAACGATAGTGTCAAAGATAAATATGATTTATTCAAGGAAAACAATTTTTCCTTAGTACCACAAGGCATATTTTACAGTAGCAACGACGATATTAAACCAAGCGATATTTCAGAAAAAATGCTTTCCGTAATTGATAGCGCCGTATTCAATGTCTATGATAGTAATATATTATTCAACTATGAATATATAAATAGGTATATTATATCAGATCATATATTTTGCAATATAGCTATTAGTGTTAGTTCAAATATTGAAATAATTGATAATAGCAACTTTTTTAATATCAGCAACTATATAACAACAACTTTTGGAACTGCAAATCAGCCTTTTAATGCCCTTGAAAATGTAATGGAACATACCTATATGGATTATCATCAAAATGCTATTAATCTCAATCTAAAGTTTTTAGAATATTCCAACATATATTTAAATACATATACTACAAATGTTTTGAAATACAATTCTAACATAGCATATGATGGTGTATTTTCTTCCGTTCATACTAATCATTTAAATATTGCAACTTCCAATATTATATTTGAAGAGCTATTTGAATTAAGCACGGCATATCTTGATATAACTTCAAATATTATTGATGACAATAATATAATTTTTAGAACATCCAACTATTCTATTAACAATAATGCCAATGCTATGCAAAGAAATATGGTTATCCAGAAATTTAGTTCAAATGTTTTCCAAGATACCTTTGATATTTTGGGTAATCCTATAAATAAAACTATAGTTATAGAAGAATATTTTAATAACTATTGCAATTATAATTTAGAAGATATCAACATAGGTATTCGCAACTATAACTATAAAAATTATAAACCACATATCTCTTTGATAAATGATGTTGAGAAAAACGATAGTGTTTTTGAAGGACACGAAATATACAGCTATGATGGAGTATTTGAAATAAAATATGCTAATTCCGCGAATAAGCAATTTGTCCCCCTCAAAATTGATAATATAGGTAATATGTTCATTCACGGTGGCATAGATATGAGAGGCGATTTGAGATTTGACGGACACATATACGACGCAAATGGCAATGATTTAATTGAGATACTTAACAAAAATTATTATAAAGAATACGAGATAAACTCAAGTAATATTCATTTTAATTCTTTGGGTTCAAATGGTCTTGAAATTAATTCTTATGCTAGCAATAATCATATTGATTATAAGTTCTTTTATGTAAAAGATTATTTATCTTCCAATGTAATTAATGATATTTTAATATTACATAAATCTGAACTATTAAATAATACATATAATCTTGATTTATATGCGGATTTGTATATTAACTGTAATTTATATATTGAAGGCGAAGGAAATATTCCTTCATTATCAGTATTCCAAAAACATAACCAAAATATTATACAGGTTGCTAATTTGGAACGCGAAGTTATGACAGTCGCCTATGACGGAAGCGTGGGATTAGGCGTGACAGAGCCACAAAGTGCTCTATTTAATATCAGACAAAATAATGAATATACCAATGTTATATCAGCTTCTAATTTGGATCGCGAATTGATGACATTAGCATATGATGGTAGCTTAGGATTGGGAGTAGTAGAGCCACAAGGAGTCTTGTTAAATGTACGCCAGAATAATATAGATATTAATGTTATCTCAGCATCTAATTTAGATAGAGAAGTCCTAACAGTTGCCTATGATGGTAGTATTGGATTTGGTGTTACTCAACCACGAGGCATTCTTTTTAATGCAAGACAGAATAATATCGGAAGCAATATTATCTCAGCATCTAATTTAGATAGAGAAGTGCTTACAGTAGCCTATGACGGTAGCATAGGTTTTGGTGTTACGCAACCGCAAGGAGTATTGCTAAATGCAAGACAGAATAACATAAATCACAATATTATTTCGGCTTCTAATTTGGATCGCGAAGTCCTTACAGTTGCATATGACGGTAGCATAGGTTTTGGTGTTACGCAACCG